ATGAGAGACATTCCTAAATACACTTACCAAGCTCGTAGCACTGAAAGCTCATCTGGTGCCAAAGGCTCTGGCAATGAAGTATCGGCCAACGCAGCTGAATATTTGTACAGTCCCAATGACTTGAGTCAGGTAAAACTACGCATTGTTGGAGATCCGGCCTGGATCATGCAAGGCAGCCTGGCTGAAGGTATAAATGCAAAAAATTTCAATCGTTCAGGATTTTTGCCTGACGGTACTATTAACTTTGACAGTCAACAGGTGTTGTTTGAAATAGCCTGGCAGCGTCCTCAAGACTACAATCTTGACACAGGCCTAGCAGATCCCTACGCATTGGTAAGTGGAGCGCGGGAGCCTATTCAAAGTAACATCTATCATGCAAGAAAATGTCTCAGCGAATTTCGCCAAGGCAAATTTGAACAAACTATTGAAGGTGCTTTATATTCCTGGCCAATACCTGCAGGACAGAACACACCGGCTACAACAGTGCGCAGTAATGCTGCGGTAAATCAAGCCAATAGTGGGCAGCCTGCAGGCGGCGGAGTGTGATTATGAAAAGGAAATGTCAAAATGCGTTCTAATCCTGTTGGCTCTCCATCACAACTCAAAATACCAGGATCAGGTCCAATGATTGATCCTCAATCGCCAATCTTGGTTCCACGACAATCTGCTCCTGGGCTGCTAGCAACACGTGATAACAATGCTCCAGCACGCCAAAAAAATAATCCCCCAACCAGCAATGGAGAATTGGTCGGTGTTAATGTGTCCCTGCCTCCTCCATTGTTGATAAATTCATCAACGCTGACAACTGAACCATTGCAGTTAATCAGCAGTTCACCTTAAAGGATAAAGCATGGCAGAAGACGTCCAAAGAACACGCGGTCGGCCGCAGAATTACAAGCAAGATCGCGGCGGTGTGCCAGCAGAATACGGTCCATACCTAGGCAAGGTAATGAGCAATGTGGACCCTACTCGTGCTGGACGTTTGCGTGTGTTTATTGAAGCGTTTGCCGACGGACCCCAGGACGATGACAACAAGTGGATTACTGTGAGTTACCTGCCTAACTACTACGGCTCCACACCCAACGCAGGCACAGGCACAGGCACAGGCACATACCCTGGCAATCGCAACAGCTATGGCATGTGGTTTACCCCGCCAGACGTGGGCATAACAGTGATATGTATTTTTGCCAATGGTGATCGCAACCAAGGTTTTTATATTGGTGTGGTACCTGAACAAGCATCTACACACATGGTTCCGGCCATTGGAGCCAGCAAAAAATTCACAGTGGCCAACCAAACTCAACAAAGATTTTTCTATGGTGCTACTCAACTGCCGGTGGCCGAAATCAACGTTAACGATCCAGACATTATTAACCAGCCTCGATATTTTGAAGAAGCCAAGCCTGTGCACAGTTTCCAGGCCGCAATTATGTTTCAGCAGGGCCTGATACGTGATGTTAATCGCGGTCCTATTTCTAGCACTAGTCAACGTGAAACTCCCAGTCAGGTGTTTGGTATCAGTACACCTGGACGTCCAATTTATCTAGGCGGAAAAACACAAGAAGAAGTTATACAAAATCTTGACAACATACAATCAGGAGAACTAAAAGTAATTGGCCGACTGGGTGGTCATACGCTGGTCATGGATGATGGCGCTACGGATGGCAAAGATCAACTGGTAAGGATTCGTTCAGCCAAAGGTCACCAGATAACCATGCACGACAGTGAAGAATTTTTCTATATCACGCATGCCAATGGAAAAACCTGGATTGAATTTGGCAAAGAAGGCACCGTAGATGTTTACAGTACTAATTCTGTGAATGTTCGTACTGCAGGCACAATAAATCTGCACGCCGACCAAGACATCAACATGTTTGCTGGTAGAAAAATCAACATGAGAAGTTTAGATGACTTCAACGTTGAGTCAGTGAAAAATATCAACATCAGTTCTGAAGCTAACTTGACTGTGTATGGAAAAACTGCGGTGCGAGTCAAATCTGACGGCACATTGGCCATACAAAGTGCCAGCACCGGATCCTGGGGAGCCAGTGCATTGGTCTTCAAAGGAGACACTATTGACTTGAATGGTCCATGGGCGCCCACGGTTACCAAACCTGCACCAATTGTGATATCTTCACTGGATGACACTGAATTCAACGCCAGCGAAGGATGGCAGGTCAAAGCAGCAGCAATTAAAACATCAGCCACACGAGCACCCACACACGAACCGTATCCGTATCACAATCAAGGTATATCTACTGCTAGTCCGGCTGCATCTTCGGCCAGTAACACACCTCCAGGATCTCAGTCGGTGCCGGCTGGGGTCTCAGTGGGCAGAAATCCTTAACAAGGCATAGTCTACCATGGCAACATATAATTTTCGTAATGTAGATAACGGTCTTTCTTATTTTGTAAGAGGGCCAGCCTCTCTAACCAAAGAACAAGCAGAAAGAATTTATAACCAGCAGCAATCAGCAGGAGCTTTGATAGCTATACAGCCTGGGCAAGCAATCACAGCAGAATTTCAATTGTCCAATGGCCTTACTACAGCTCAATCAGCAGTGACCAAAGACATTGCACAATTTTCAAGTGTTATTGCTGACAAGTTAGGAGAACTGCCCAAGATTGGTGTGACCAATGGAATAACTATTGCAAACTATGCCAAGCAGGCTCCTGTTGTAGAAGGCATAAAAAACATATCTAGTGTCGAAGTCACAGGGGTGTTGGCGCAGTGCCAAAATCTCACGCAACAAAAAGCCACAGAAGCCACCAATCTGGGAGCCGGCAAGTATGCATTTACTGTTTCGCAATTGGAACGTGCAGGATACGTTAAGCCTGGCGCCACCGCCACTTTCATGACTTCGGGCACACGCAGTACTCTTACTGTGTTGAATATGACAGAAATTTGGTCAGGTAAAGATGGCATATTTAATCTAAATCAGTTGTTGTCCAACTCATCGTTGCAAGATACAATTCAACAATTTTTAATGAGTTCAGGACTAGATCAGCTGGCCGAAGTGGGCATTGATGTAGACCAGTTGCCCTCAAAAACTCAGGCCGGTCTAGCATGTCTCAGCGCCATTGATCCAGCACTGGCAGTGAACTGGGTTAAAAATACGTCAGCAGCCACATCCATTGCAGTACTTGGACGAATTGGTCCAGCAACAGCAATCGCGGCAAGCTCTGGAGGTTTTAAAAATTGGCAAGCTCCAGATCGCATTGTCAGAGACGCAGCATTTGCTTGTGATTTTTCTGCTACAAAGACCAACAATGCCATGCGCAACGAAACAACTGAAGTTTTTGTAATCAACCCTGAAACTATTGTTGAGCAGCAGGTGATAAATTTTGCCTGTAATCAAATTGTGGGCAATGATAAAGTGGCAAAAATAGGCTACGGAGGCACCCTACCTCCTGCTAACTTGGTCCAGACGCTGACAGAACTCACACAGGAGCTGACCAGTATCAGCAACCAAACCACAGCGGCACTAGAGCAAAAAATCACAGTGTTTAATGCATCAGTTCGCCGTACTCAGTTAGAAACGTATCGTAAAGAACTGGTGAATCTCAATGCCAATTTTTCTTTACTGACCAACAAGGCCTTGACAGCTACACCGGTGTCTGCACAGTTTTTAGCTGATATCGAAGTGCAACGCTTGTCTATCCAAAGTTTAGTTTTAAGAATAGATCAAGTACTGCAAGTGATAGCGCAGGTGTTAGGTCAACGCACAATTAGAACACTAGGCGATATAGTCAGTGGTGCTGGTGCATAAATATTATCATGACCGTATTTGTTGGATTCAATACTATTAACCAGTTCAAAAAGTTTACACTGACAGACTTTGATCTAATCAAGCGTGACCTACTGAACGCATTTAATATTCGCCAAGGACAACTGCCTGGGCGTCCTGCATATGGCAGTTCGATCTATGATTTTTTATTCGAGCCACAGACTCAAAAAACACAGCAAGAAGTAATTCAAGAAATACAAAGAGTGGCGGGCGGCGATCCAAGAATTTATGTCAGCGACCTTCAGTGCTATCCACAAGAAAACGGCCTGTTGGTGGAATTACAAATACAGGTCATTCCATCTAAAAACGCCGAACGCCTAAGCATCTTTTTTGATCAACAACAACGCAATGCCAGCTATGTATAACTGAGCCGTTTTTTGTCACCATAAATACTTCAAGGTGACTTAAGGTTAACAAGCATGGCAAAAACCACTAGACAAACGGCAATATTTGGTGTAGAAGACTGGAAACAGATCTATCAAACCTATCGTGAAGCTGACTTCCAAAGCTACGATTTTGAAACTCTGCGCAAGAGTTTCATAGACTATCTACGTTTGTATTATCCTGAAACGTTCAACGACTACATTGAAAGCAGTGAGTTTATTGCACTGTTGGACGTGATTGCGTTTATGGGACAAAGCCTTGCATTCCGTACGGATCTTAACACTCGCGAAAACTACCTAGACACTGCTGAACGTAGAGATTCGGTGGTGCGACTTGCCAACCTTGTTAGCTACAGTCCCAAACGTAATACCGCAGCGCAAGGACTGCTCAAAGTTTTTAGCATGAGCACCACTGAAAATGTTATAGACTATAACGGTGTAAATCTTAGCAATGTCACGGTTAACTGGGCAGACCCAACCAACCCAGACTGGCAAGAGCAGTTCACAACCATTATCAATGCCAGCTTGGTAGACAGTCAACGCATAGGTCGTCCGGGCAACCGCCAGACTATACTGGGTGTACGCACTGACGAATACGCTATTAACTTGCTGCCAGGATTTTTGCCTGTGATTCCTTACACAGCCACGGTAGATGGAGTAAGCATGCCTTTTGAAGCTGTAACATCAACATCTATCAATCGTGACTACATCTACGAACCAAGCCCCCGGCCCAATTCTCCATTTAATATTTTGTTCCGTAATGATCAGCTGGGGTTTGACAGCGCCAACACAGGATACTTCTTTGCGTTCAAGCAAGGTACACTGACCAACACTGACTTTAACCTAGCTGAACGTATCAGTAACCGTACAGTGAACATCAATGTAGAAGGCGTCAACGACGAAGATCGTTGGTTGTTTCAACTTGACAACATTGGCAACATTGCTCGTGAGTGGGCCTACGTAGAAAGTGTGTACACTGCCGCCGCTGAACAACAGGTAGAACTACGCCCAATTTTTTCTACAACCAGTAGAACCAATGATCAAATTACCCTGGTGTTTGGTGACGGTGTGTTTTCAGAAATTCCTGTGGGTATTTTCCGTTGTTATACCCGAGCCAGCAATGGTCTAGAATACATTGTCAACCCAGAAGAAATGCAGGCAGTGTCACTGCCTATCAGCTACACTGATCGTAATGGAAATTTGCAGACCGTAACATTCACTTGTGGCATTACTCAGCCAGTGACCAATGCACAAGCACGTGAAACTATTGATGCTATCAAACAACGTGCTCCTGCTCGTTATTACACACAAAACCGCATGGTCAACGGCGAAGACTATAATATCTTTCCGTTCACGGCCTACAACTCAATTATCAAGAGCAAGGCTCTAAACCGTTCAAGTATTGGTACCAGCCGCTATCTTGATCTTGTGGACAACACTGGCAAATATTCCAGCACTAACACATTCTCCAGTGACGGTGCACTGTGGGAACAAAACATATTACCCGCCATACTGTTCTCATCAATCAATCGCAATGATATTGCTGACTTTGTGACCAATCAGGTGCAACCGCAGCTGAGTGAAGCTACCATGAAGCAGTTTTACTATGCTAACTTTCAACCTAGACCACAGTTGAATACTGCACCTACTGCGCTGAGTACCTGGAGTCAGAGCACCACACTGGCCAACGAAACCACTGGTTACTTTAGGAATGCAACAGGTACACCGATCCCAGTGGGCACAAACACCACTACAAATTTCAAATATGTGCAGATAGGAAGCCTGATCAAGTTTACTGCGCCCACAATCAATGGGCAGCCCTACTACTTTGATAAAAACAATCGACTGCAACCTGGTACACCTACCCGACCTGATGAGCGGTTGGACATTTGGGCTAGTCCCATAGCCATCATTGGCGACGGCTATAACAATGGTCTAGGCAATTTGATCAACGGACAAGGCCCAGTTACACTCAACAATTTTGTGCCCACAGGTGCTATAGTCAGCGAAGTGATACCAGTATTTGTTACTGATTTGTCAGTGACACTGGAACAAGAAATTGGAGATCAAATTGAACTGTTACGAAACTTTGGACTGGGCTACGATTGGCTAGGCACAATAACTGGTACTATAGGATCCTGGTATTTGATTACACAGCAAAATCTAGATATTGATGCAGAGTTTAGTTTGACCAATGCTGGTTCTACTTCGGGTACTGGCCAAGATGCCAGCTGGTTAGTGCAATTTGACGTTGAAAATCAAAACTACACAGTGACGTTACGTGGCCTAGCCTACTATTTTGGTTCAGTGCTACAGACACGATTCTTCTTTTATGACAATCAACTGATCTACGACAGCCGCACAGGAACAGTGATCAAGGACTTTGTGAATGTGCTGGCCATGAACACACAGCCTGACAGCTCCAGTCCTTTGCCAGGTGACATATACATGACTATCATTGGCCAACCTGTGGAATCAGATGGCTACGTTGACGACTTCCAAGTCCTGGTCAGCTATCGAGATTCAGACAACGATGGCGTACCTGATAACCCAGATTTCTTTAATGAAATTGTTGCCCCCAGTGACAACCCCAATCAGAAACTGATATTTTTACAACAAACTGTGGACTTTGACAATCTACAACGTTATCTTCTAGTAGAAGACGGTGTGGTCAACAGTGACTATGACACCTATGATGCAATAGAGTTGGCAAAAAACGAGTGGTCACCAGGACAGGTATTCTATGCCTACAACGAAGGTACTTTCTGGCTGCTGAGTGTCAACGTAGCCGGGGTTCGTACATTAGTTCAGCAGTCAGGCTGGATTGCACGCAATGGCCGACAAGATCTCTACTTCCAGTATCGTCACAATTCTCCGTTGACAGCAAGAATAGATCCAGGTACTACCAACATCATTGATCTTTATGTGGTTATACAGTCCTATTATACAGCCTATCAAAACTGGATCAGAGACACTACAAACACAGTGACTGAGCCCAGTGTGCCAACCATTGATGAATTGAGCACTGCCTATCAAGGCCTGCAAGATTATAAAATGATCTCAGACAACGTGGTTCTAAATTCAGTGGTATTCAAACCACTGTTTGGTGCCAAGGCTGCACAACAGCTACGAGCCACTATCAAAGTGATTCGTGCACAAGGATCAACCGCCAGCACTAGCGAAATAAAAAGCTCTGTAGTAGCAGAACTCAACAAATATTTTAGTATTGATAAATGGAATTTTGGCGACACATTCTACTTCTCAGAACTGGCAGCATATTTGCACCGTCAGCTGGGCAGCATCATTAGTTCTGTTGTGTTGGTGCCATTGGATCCACAAAAGAGTTTTGGTGACTTGTATGAGATTAGATCTGCTCCCAACGAAATCTTCGTCAACGCAGCAGATATAACTAATATAGATGTGATTGAGGCGTTGACTAGCACCAATCTCCGAACAGCTCCTGGTAGCGGGGTAATTTAATGTCAAGAATTAGAAGTGTAGAGTTTTTACCTGAGATTTTTCAAACTGATATCAACAAGCAGTTTTTTGCTGCTACCTTGGATCAGTTGATACAAGAACCTCAATTTAAGAAGACCCAAGGCTTTATTGGCCGTACAGTGGGACCTGGAGTCAATCCCAATGATCGTTACGTAATTGAGCCCAACCGTGTTCGCGCTGACTATCAGTTAGAAGCTGGAGTGATTAGCCTTGAACCCGGTACAGGTAAAATTCAAGATGCTATCACTTATCCTGGCCTGCTGGACAGCATAGCCTATCAGATTGGTAGTCCTGGACTAACCAGTGGTCTTATCTCCACCGAAGGCGGCGACAGTATTCGTCCAGACCGACTGTTCGAAAGCCAATACTATACCTGGGACCCGTTCATTAACTGGGACACCTTTACCAACTTCAGTCAGTATTTCTGGTTGCCCAATGGGCCAGATGCTGTAACTGTGGCTGCTTCTACTGTACCAGCTACCAACAACTTCACAGTTACTCGTTCTAACGATTATTATAACTTTTCTGGAGTGCAGGGCAACGATCCTACCATTGATCTTGTGCGCGGCGGCAGCTACACTTTCCAAGTAGCTCAAAATCAAAAGCAAACCATAAACTACGGAGTAGGAAACAGCGGCACCAGTGCTTATATAATAAATCTGGCTGCAAATCCCACTGTGTCTCTGGTACGGGGAAACACCTATACCTTTACATTGAGTCTAACTGGTGACTATCCGTTTTACATCAAAACAGCACCTACCACTGGACTGACCAATATCTACAGCAATGGCGTGACCAACAATGGTGCTGTCACGGGTGTGATCACTTTTGTTGTACCACAAAATGCTCCAGACGTATTGTACTATGCTGCTGCAAACCAAAGCAACATGCGTGGACAATTCAATGTTATTGACGCATCATCGGGCACTGGTTCTGGCTTCTGGATCCAAACAGCACCGGGAGTGAACGGGCGAATCCCAGCTACACCAAACATCAGCAGTCGTGATGTACTGGGTGTGACCAACAACGGCGAAGACCTTGGCACAATCACTTTCAACGTGCCTATCAAAACAGCACAACAATTTTATTACGGCCTACCTAACGTAGGTGGCGGTACTAGTCCTTACAATGTTGACCTGATTACAGATCTTAAATTCAATCAAATTGATGGAATAAAAGTTACTGATTTCTTGGCTACCTATGGTGGCATCGATGGCATCACTGAACTCAATGGTCGCACATTAGTTTTTGATCAACCCATTGTGGATGTTGACCAAGGTGGCTGGTACAGCACCTCAACGTTTGATCCATTGAGTGCAGGCAGCGCCAACAATGGTCTGCCTGGCAGCTTTGACAGCTTGCCTTATGCTCTGCAAACTACAGTACCAGTGAATGAACGATATGGTGTATGGCAAATCAACTATGTAGACAACGATGGTTATGTGAGTATTCAGCTTGTTAGTACTCAGTTGATTGACAATTTAGAAAAATTTAATATTCTTTACGGCACTACATACGCCAGCACCAGTTGGTATAAAAACGATGCTGGTTTCCTGCGACAAATACCGTTGCTCAGTGCCATTCAAGATACTCTGTACTATCAAGACGGCACCAATCCAGAAATTTTTGGACGTATTCGACTAATTGAACAACCGCTGGCATCAACACTGTTTATAGAAGAAATACTAGGCAAAAAAACTTATACCAGCCCTAATGGAATTACATTTACTAACGGACTAAAAATTATTTTACGTGGTGAAGTAGAACCAGTCAGTTATGCTGAAAAAGAATACTATGTGTCAGGAGTAGGAACGGCCATTGAACTGTTGTTAGTATCAAACTTTGTTGTACCTGAAACTTATGTAGTTGACGCCAACGACAGTACTGCTGTGGTAGAACCGTCTGAGCTTGACTATCTAACTATAAATCGTGCCAGCAAAGATCTCAATGCTTGGACACGCAGTAATCGATGGTTTCACATTGACGTTATCAATGCCACAGCTGAATACAACGGCACCACAGCTGATATTGACAACAGCTACAGAGCCAAACGACCAATTATTGAGTTTCGTCCAGGACTGCGCTTGTTTGACATGGGCACCGAAGGCAAGCAACCGGTTGACATTATAGATTTTGAAGAAACTGATGCTTTTTCTAATATTCAAGGCGCCACTGGCTACAGCGTTGATGGTTACAATTTAATCAACGGCAGTCGAGTTATTTTTGCTGCCGACGAAGATGCAGATGTGCGAAACAAAATTTGGGTGGTAAACTTTGTTGAGCCAACCATACCTGGACCAGACATTATTAACCTGACCTTGGCCACCGACGGCATAGTGTTGTTTAATCAATGTACAGTTTGCACAGAAGGTGCCACACTCAAAGGTTTGACTTTCTGGTATGACGGTGTTGAATGGATCCGAGCACAACAAAAACAAGGTGTTCAACAAGCTCCGTTGTACGATGTTTATGATTCCAATAGCATCAGTTTTGGCAACAAAGCCGTATACCCATCGTCTACATTTGTAGGCAGCAAGTTGTTCAGCTATGCTGTGGGCAACACAGGAATATTAGATCCTATATTGCAGTTCCCTTTGCAGTACCTCAACCTCAACAACGTTGGCGATATTGTATTTGAAAACAACTTGTACAAAGATACATTCTTGTATGTTCGGGACAACGTGTCTGTTACTGAACCCATTAGTGCAGGTTTTGTTCAAGAATTTTTAACTAGAACAACAAGTGCTCGAGGCATTGGATGGAAAGTAGCAGCCACTGACACTCAAATTCGACAACAGTTTAAATTTACCTACACCGGTGATCCATTAAAGTTAGATATCAAAGTTGAGTCAACGGTGGCACCTTTACAAAATCCTGTGCCTCCAGTCAAAGTATATGTTGCTTCAGAATTCAAAGATCCAGACACATATACTGTTGTTACCACAGACAACACTACCACTATTACACTAGACAAAACTTATTTCGTCGGTGATACAATTGAAGTTTTAGCATTGAGTAATCAAAGCAGTGCCGTGGCTTTCTATCAGGTGCCTATCAACCTTGAAAAAAACCCACTCAATGGAAACAGTGAAAGTTTTACACTGGGCACAATTCGCACACACTACGAAAGTATCTGCGAGAATTTGTTAGATTTAACTGGTTCAATCAACGGTGCCAACAACACTAGAGATCTTGGCGATATTGGCCCGTATGGTCTGATAATTCTTCAACAAAGCGCCCCGTTGACTTTGGCCGGTTACTTTAATCGCAGCAAAGAATACAATATCTTTGCCAGCCTTCAATACAACAGTCGTGAGTATACCAAGTTTAAAAACTTATTGATGAAAGAAGTTACTCAATTAGAGATCAACTTTCAGACCACGGCTGAACTGCTCACAGAAGCCATTGCAAATATCACCGCTGGCAGAGTAGAAACCAATCCATTCTATTGGAGCGACATGTTGCCCAGTAGTTCAGTGTTTACTCAAACAGTGTACACAGTGAACTTGATAACAACCAACGTATTTGACACAGTACAGGTGTACAATTACACTTCTGCTAACTATCTTGGCCTGTTGGTTTACAAAAACAATCAGTTGTTGATTCGTGGCATTGATTATGTTGTTGCCACAGATGGTCCACGAATCACAATCACAACAACTCTAGCAGTGGGAGATCAAATTACTGTTCAAGAGTTTCCAGCCACCTACGGCAATTTTGTACCAAACACACCAACCAAATTGGGACTATACCCAGCATGGAAACCCAGTATATCCACAGTAAGCACCACTACTGGAACTGCTCAGGTAATTGTGGGACACGATGGCAGTCAAACACCTGTGTTTGGTGACGTGCGCGATGATGTGTTGTTGGAATTTGAAAAACGTATCTACAACAATCTTAAGGTAGATGGAAACCCAATGCCACTTAGTGTGTACGATGTGTTGCCTGGACAATTTAGAGACACTGGTTATAGTTTTTCAGAAATCAATCAGATTCTAGCACAAGATTTTTTGAGTTATATTGGCTGGAACAAACTAGACTACAACAATCAAAACTACATTGCCAACAATGAATTTAGTTGGAACTATTCAAATGCTACCAACAAGCTCAACGGAGAAAACCTCCTAGGTGCCTGGCGCGGAATCTATCGTTATTTTTATGACACTCAAAATCCTTCTCGAACACCGTGGGAAATGCTGGGCTTTACCATTGAACCTACATGGTGGATCTCTACCTATGGTCCAGCGCCGTACACCAATACTAACTTGGTACTGTGGGACGATTTAGAAGCTGGACTAATCCGCGATCCTGCTGGATCATATTTCTTGCCGCAATATGTAAGGCCTGGCCTTACTGATGTAATTCCAGTAGACTCAGAAGGCAACCTACTGAGCCCATTTAATTGTGTTGTTCAAGACTACAATGATCAACAATGGCAGCGAAGCTGGGTAGTAGGTGACGGTGGCCCAGTAGAAGCATCTTGGTGGAATTCTAGTTCTTATCCTTTTGCTGTAATGCGACTACTGGCACTGACTCGTCCGGCTAAATTTTACAGTCTGTTTGCTGACCGAGATCTTTACAAGTTTAACGATGACTTTGGTCAGTATCTTTATGATCAACGTTACCGCTTGAATGCCAATGGCATTGAAGTCTACGGCGACGGTGTCAGCAAAGCCAGTTACATCAACTGGATTGTAGACTACAATCAGCAGTTGGGTCTAAATTCTACAAAACGATTACAAGACGATCTGGCCAATTTAGATGTGCGTCTGTGTTATCGCATGGCCAGTTTCAGCGACAAGCAGTATATTAAACTGTACACAGAAAAATCTAGTCCCAACAGTCTCAACAGCACGTTGCTGATTCCAGACGAAAGCTATGATTTAGTGTTGTACAAAAATCAACCTGTTGAGCGATTGATTTACAGTTCTGTAGTAGTCCAATTGGTCGAAGGCGGGTACGCAGTTTATGGTTATTCAACGTCTCAGCCGTATTTTAACATTGCAGTAAGCCAGGGTATTGGTAGATTGCGTCCTATCACAGTTGGCGATGTCACTGTCAGGGTTCCTACACAGTACACAAACTCAGTGGTCCAGGTTCCCTATGGATTTGTGTTTACTAATCCCACTAGTGTGTGTGATTTCTTGTTGAGTTATGGCAAACTGTTGAAAGATCAAGGTCTGACCTTTGATAATCGAGCCAACGGATTCATACTGGACTGGGAGCAAATGGCTCAGGAATTTTTGTATTGGACACAACAAGGATGGGAGATTGATAGTCTTATCAATCTTAACCCATTGGCTGGGAAGTTGATTATTACTAAACCAGGTTTGGTTGCTGACAGTATTGTAACTCAGACCAGCGAAAACATTTTGTTAAATCAAAACAAACGTGAACTGAATACTCGAAACTTGAACATTGTACGCCTGGGCAATACATTGAGCCTTGAGCCTCTAACAGATGAAAGTTTAAGTTTTGCTGATTTTAGATTTACTAATTTTGAACACATGATTGTGTTAAACAATCGCAGTGTGTTTGGAGACTTGATCTACGAACCAGTAACAGGAGCTAGACAAAGCCGTCTTGATCTAATTGCATTTAACTCAACACAGTGGAATGGTGTTGTCGATGCACAGGGCTTTATTCTCAATCAAGACAACGTCGAAGAATGGACTGGATTTAAGAAATATACCAAAGGCCAAATTGTCAAATACAAAGATCAGTTTTGGAGTGCGCAAACCATAGTAAACCCAAAACCAAACTTTGATTTTAACAATTGGGTCAAGAGCGATTATGAACAAATTGAACAAGGTTTGTTGCCTAACATTGCCAACAAATCCAATCAGTTGCAACAGACCTATAGTGTTAATTCTGTTAACTTGGAACAAGATCAGGACTTGTTGAGTTATGGTCTAATTGGGTTCCGACCAAGGCAGTACATGGCTGCACTCAATCTAGATGATGTCAGTCAGGTTAACATATATCAACAGTTCCTTAAGACCAAAGGAACTATACTGTCTGCTGAATTGTTGAGTCAAGCAAACCTAGGCAAAGAAGCAGCCGACTACAATATCTATGAAAATTGGGCAGTCCAGCGTGCTGTGTACGGTGCCAACGCCAACCGTAGTTTTGTTGAACTACGCCTTAACCGAGCACTGTTGAGCAGTAATCCAAGCCTAGTACAAGTGATTGAACCACAGCAGGTGAGTCAAGCTGATCAGCAAATTTTGTTAAGTGATGTTTGGAAACAAAGTTACAAACTTACCAGTCCGAACTTTTTACCCACAACTGAAGAAACCATCACTGACACTGCTTTGCCCAGTGCTGGTTATGTAAATCTCAATGATGTAGACCTTACTGCATTTTCACTAATCGATGATAAGTCTGCCATTGAAGCAGCTCTTGGTGCAGTCAAGGTTGGATCAGATCTGTGGGTGGCCAAGGTCAACACCTATGATTGGGATGTATTCCGTTGTGTACAAGTTCCTGGCTATATTGATCACATCTGTGACAACCTTGACGGAACCAGTATTGCAAGATTTACCAAGGTACACGGATTGATTCCAAGTGACCAACTGATTATCAGAGAATTTGCTCCGTCAGTAGACGGTGTCTACACAGTGTTAGAAACACCTGATGTCAACAGTGTTGTTATTGCGTACACTTTTGTTGGATCACAGAGTGTGATTGACGGTGTAGGTATTGGTTTTAGCTTGCAATCAGAACGAGTAGCACAGGCCAGTGATATAATCAATCTTCCCTACGCCAATGATATTACCACAGGCAACAAAGTATGGGTAGACAACAACGGCAACGGACGTTGGGCAGTGCTAGAAAAACAAAACCCGTTCTCAGACATCACTGAACTTGCACCGCAGCTTTTGGATGCCACAGAACAGTACGGAGTGGCTGTGGCTCAGGCCAAAAATAGATTGGCAGCATTAGTGGGCAGTCCACGATACGGATTCAATGTTGGTGCTGAAAAAGGCGGAGTATATGTTTACGTTAAAAACTACGGTGATCAATACATTCCTGTCAGCCCGTTAGGCCAAGGAGATGCTGTACTCACACTTGATGTTACTGGTGCGCTAGGCTACGGTAATGCAGTGGACTTTGGTAATCAAACCTGGGCCATAGCTGGTGCCAGCAAGAGTCTAGGACCAGCAGGACAAGCAGATGTAGGTTATGCTGCAATCATTTATCGTGATCCTACACTGGGAGAACCAGGAGTAAATCCATATGCACAATGGCAACTCATTGTGCCTGAAGATTTAGATACCCTAGGAGAGTTTGGTCACAGTGTTGCCATGAGCACAGATGAGCGCTGGGCCTATGTTGGAGCACCGGGAGCCAACAAAGTCTATGCCTATGGGCGTGTGGATTGGGAAGATCAATTTGTACAAACACTAAGCAACGGAACAACCAAGACTTATCAAATTGGCAATGTTATTCAAATCAATGCCAATGCACAACTGTTAGTAACTCTTAACGATACCCCTCAGACTTTGGCTACTGACTATACTGTGGCGGCTGACTTTAGCTCTGTTACATTTGTAACTGCCCCAGCAGCAGGTGTGGTGGTCAAAATACAAAGAATCAATCGTCTTAATATGGATGGCGGAACATATTATGATGTTACTGGAACAAGTGGTACTGGATCAGGTGCTGAGTTTACTATCACACGCCTACGAAACACATTGACATTGGTTGGATTAACCAATAGTGGATCAGGGTATCCTGCTAGTTCTACGGCTGTTATCACAATTAACCAAGCAAATTTTGGGGGGAGTGGCGCAGGATCGTCGTCTCTAGTAGTAACTGTCAATACAAATGCCGCTGGACAAGCTGAGAATATTGCAAGTTACACATGGACGCCACCAACTGCATTAACTAATACTTTCTCATTGAATGAGTATTTCTTCACAGCAACAAATATCTATTCATTCTCAGTCTATGTGGAAGGTGTGTTGCAACGACCAAATATTGATTATGAGTTTGGCACAGACTCTAGCTATGACCTTATATTCATCAATTCACCTTCTGCAGGTGAATTGATCGAAGTCCAAGCACAAAGCTACTTTGAATATGTTCACACATTGCAACCACCTGGCTTGGCCAGTGATGCACGTTTTGGTCACAGTGTAGTCACGTCTACCGACGGTCGTCAAGTACTAATCGGAACACCTGATAGAACTGTTAGCGGTAAAGTAGAAGCCGGTAGTGTTTATGTGTTTGACCGTAACGTGCAAAGATTTATCTACGGAACTGATCCAAGTTCAGTTGCATTCACAGTGCTTGGAACAGTAACAGAACCAGTGAGCGTGATTGTAAACAATCAATTTTTGGTCAACGAAGTTGATAATATTCTCAATGGTACCAATACCTTTACTGTGGCAGGAAATCTTGTGACAGTAAACACTGATTTAGCAGTTGGTGACACAGTTGAAATAGAAACTAATCAATTTAGATTGGTGCAGACCATCACACAAAACACTGTTGCAGAATTTTCTAATTTTGGACAAGCAGTAGACCTTTGTGCTTATAATTGCAGTTTGTATGTTGGAACACCACAAGATAGTACCGCCACCTGGAAAGCAGGTTCGGTGCAACGCAGTGTAAATCAAAGCCGCAGTTATGGTACAATCACAGCCACGGTGGCCAACCCAAGTCTCACAGTTGGCAACACACTGAGAGTCAACAACATTGACGTTGCAGTGCCATCCGCTGGTACACTGATCAGTTTTGCTTTGGCTATCAATGCTGATGTTCCCAATGTGATTGCAACTGTCAACAACGGTTTGTTGACGTTGAAAGTAAAAAATGCTGCCGCTGCTTCTCCTACAGACCTACTACAAGTTGCACCGGGCTCAGTTGGCACTGCATTTGATGCGTTTGGATTCCAGACGTTCACATACTCTCAGACTCTGTACAGTCCATATCCAACAGAATTTGCTCAGTTTGGTTACAGCGTGTCTGTAGATGAAACTGCGGTAAATCTAGTAGTAGGATCGCCACAGGGAACCTTGTGGGTACTAACAATATGGGACGACGGACTAGTAGACTGGGATAGTAACAGTACTATATTCTTCAGCACTGTAGAACAGAGTGGTAGCGTATACACTTACGATTATCTGCCTGCTGCCAATGAAAACGCAGCCAACACAGGAAAATTTGTATTTGGCATTCAAATAGTTGATTCCAATGTAAGACCTCTTGACGGCTATGGTACTTCAGTAAGCTATGTAGATGGAGTGCTGATGCTTGGTGCTCCGGGCAGTGATGCTGTAGCCGGTGACAGTACCGCAGCGGATTACGGCCGAGTTTTTGTATCACAAAATCCAAATAGAGTTCCTGCATGGACCACATTAAGACAACAGCAACCAGTGGTTGACGTTGGACTAATCAATGGAGTATTCACATACGATCGAATTACCAGTGCTCGCACTGAACAGTTTGATTTCTTTGATCCTTTGCAAGGCAAAATACTTGGAGCAGCAAGACAAAACATTGACTACATTGGAGCAGTTGACCCAGCACAGTACGACAACGGCCCAACCAACAACAATGGCACAACATGGTTTGCAGAACATGTGGGAGAAATTTGGTGGGATATTGGCACAGTAAGATTCATTGATCCCAACCAAGATGATATTGTGTATGCCAGTCGACGTTGGGGGCAATTGTTCCCTGGATCTACCATTGACATCTATCAATGGGTTGAGAGTTCACAACCACCAGCGTCTTACACAGGACCTGGAATACCTCTCAACATAAATTCGTTTAGTTTCAGTGCTCGTCTCAGTGCAGATGGGGTTGTGAATACATATTATTATTTCTGGGTGCGAGGTATATCTACTGTGGCCTCTAACAAAGGTAAAACTTTGAGTGCTACAACTGTAAGTCGCTACATTGAAAACCCAAAAAGCAGCGGTATTCCGTATATTGCTCCTATCAATGCCAGTACAATTGCCTTGTATAATGCCTCAAACATCATCGAAGCTCAGGATACCATAATCAACATTGAGTATGATCGTGAGTATACCACCAACAATGTTCACGTAGAGTACGAGCTGATTGCACAAGACAAGTCTGACGGTTTTTTGAGTGACGGACTATATCGTAAATTACAAGACAGTTTCTGCGGAGTTGACACATCAGGCAATCTTGTACCAGACCCTAATTTGAATGCTGCAGAAAGATACGGAGTCCAATTCCGTCCACGCCAATCAATGTTTGTGGATCGCTTTGAAGCTTTGAAAAATTATTTACAACGTGCCAATGCAGTGTTGGCCATGTATACTATTTCTGAAAGTAGAAGTTTTAATCTGCTGAATTCCAGCGATCCTGAGCCAGATTCTACCACACCTGGACAAGTTGAGCCAAACTGGAACATGCGTGTGGCCAACTTGGAAATTTTGAGTTTCCAAAATATATACGCTGTGCCAGTCGCCACGCCTACCACTCAAGGTTATCGTTATCTAGTGGCCAGCGACAGTAGTAACAACGGTCTGTGGACAATTTATCAAGTGCAATATGTACAAAACGGATTGTTTAATGCTCGAGAGTTGGTACTGATCAAAGTACAGAACTATGACACCAAACGTTACTGGAGTTATGTTAACTGGTACCTGCCAGGATACAACCCATCTACCAAAGTGACCGCAGAAGTTCCTAACTTCAGCACACTAGACACCTTGTCTGTTCCTGAGGGAACCAGTGTGCGAGTGACTGCTAACGCACAAGGTAAATTTGAAATTTATCTCAGGTCGTTGACTGGTTGGGATCGTGTGGCTCTAGAAGACGGTACCATTGCATTCTCAGCTGAATTGTGGGATTACGCACTGGGACGTTTTGGATTTGACGTTGAAGTGTTTGATGCTCAGTACTTTGACCAAGAGCCAGTAATTGAAACTCGCAAAATTATTCAAGCCATCAACCAAGAACTGTTCATTGACGATCTGCTGTTAGAACGCAACCGTAGCTTGACTCTAATGTTTAACTATGTGCTCAGTGAGTTTGCGGCCCCTGAGTGGTTGGTCAAAACTTCCCTGATAGATGTTGATCACCGAATTCGAAATCTAGAACCTTTCCAGAACTATCGTCAAGATAATCAGGAATTTGTGCTTGACTATATTCAAGAAGTCAAGCCCTATCACGTACAAATTCGTGAATTTAATCTGTTGTACAATGGTCAAGACCAGTACGGCGGCGACGTCACTGACTTCGATGTACCAGCATACTACAACACTAGTTTGCCAATACCGCAGTACACAAGTCCAATATTAAACATCAGCGACACAACTGATCCACGTTACCAATCGCCATACTTGCTCAGTACTCCTGAACCAGACAATGTTCTTAGCGATGTTGATCCAGGTGCGTTAATTTGGCAAGCCTGGCCGTACACACAATGGTACGGAAACTATTTGTTAAACTTACAAAGAATTGAGATAGTAGATGCAGGCTCGGGCTATACAGATGTTCCGACTGTGATTATCACTGGCGATGCTGATGTTCCTGCTACTGCTGAAGCTTTCTTGACCAGCTTTGGATCTATTGCTTTTATTACTATAACTGATCCTGGGTCAGGATATTTTGCCACTCCGGTAATTACATTTGACGGGGGTAACGGCACAGGCGCAAGAGCTTATCCTATAATGGGCAATGACCTTGTTCGTAGCTTTAAGACCGTGATCAAGTATGACCGTTGTTCGTATCAAACACAAGTTCTTACCTGGGATCCTAGTGGCACGTACGAAGACGGCACACTAGTCCGATTCATTGATCGGGTATGGAGAGCGTCTAGTCCAGATTCGACTGCTGTAGTAGGACCAACATTTAATCTTGATGATTGGACTCTAGTACCTGCCAGCGAGCTTGGCGGCATAGACCGAACAACTGGTTATTATGTTCCAGGGGTCAATGAGCCTGGTATAGATTTGCCGTTGTTGATTGATGGCATAGACTATCCTGGTGTACAAGTTTATGGTAAAGAGTTTGTGTCTGGCGAGACTCTAGATGTTGAGTACAGCAGCAGTTTTACTGACGTATATCTTGGCACACGAGTTACAGACATCAATGTTGATGGTGGCGAGTTCATTGGACTGTACGAAGGCCATGCTCCTGAAGAACTAGTAAATGGCAGTGAGTTT